GAAATTATGCCAAAATAAAACAAAACATTACTTATGAAGTTGGCAAAACTTATATAGCAACTATCAATGCTGTTGGCGTGTCAGGCACAAGGCATCGTGTCCAAGATGACGATGGTAACGCTGGAGGACTTTCAAATACTGTTTTCTTTGACTTTGATGGCACAAATCAAACACTTACATTTCCATTTGTGGCTACCGCAGATTCAGATTCGATTCTTCTCTCTAGAGGCTCAGTTGGCACTTATAAAACATTGGTGAAATCAATTTCTGTTAGAGAATATGAAGATGCTTTTTGCACTCTTTGGTATGATCAATCAAACTTTGGGACTAAACCTGAAAGAAATTTCCAACAGCCCACAGCAGCTTATCAACCAGCAGTTACTTTTAGTGGTACTATACCAACTGGAGCGAATGGCAAACCTGGAGTCAGGTGGGACTTTGGTAAAAATATGTACATGAGTAGTCAATTTAGTGGCGTTTTTGGTAGTACAATAGATGCTTTTTTCGTTTCCGACTTTGATGTTTCTGACGCTACAGGTATATTTAGACAAAAACATATTTACTTCACCTCAAGTGGTAATGAAAATTATATTATAATGGAGTCTGGATCTACATCCACTAGCATTGGTGCATTAGGCAATTCAAATAAAACACTACGAGTAAATGGAGTTGATTACAATCCAGCTGATCCAGACCTGACGAGAGATGACGTATTTGAATTATTAGACCACAATAAATTATACTCAGTAGTCGGAGGAGTTAGTAATAACTACATAGGAACTCACGATAACATATTAAATTTAGGTTTCTATCAGAGCAATCCTGCCACTTCATTTAACTTTGAAGGTTTAATGCAAGAGACTTTAATCTATACAGGAAGCCAGTTCACTACTAGAACTGGCATAGAAAAAAATATGAATGATCACTATGGAATGTTTTAAAAAATGAAATATTTACTTTTTAATACTAAAGAAGCCGCATTTGATAGGAGTATGCAAGAGGCCGATGTTAGATCATGCGGTCGCTCAACTAAATATTGGTGGGGAGCAAGTATAACAAAAGCTGGTAAGTGGGCCTTATGTATACCAGATAATGAAACAAGTCATCTTACGCCAACAGAAAAATCTAATTTAAAAGATTCTGTTGTTTGGCCTGATCCTGTAGATCCCAGCTAAAAAACCCCCAAGCCCAGAGGGGAGGGGGTGTCTAAGATTATAATTAAAATTTACTCAGACTTCTGCTTGGCTTTACCAATATTAAGGGCTGCCCAATCAATGATTGCGTAAACTTTAGCCCAAATTGATCCTTTTTTCGGAGTAGGTGTGGCAGCAGCTATTGCTGAAGCAAGAGCTATCGCAGCTGTTACAACACCAAACCAAGGGTTGTTCTCTATTAATGAAATAATTGTATCCATACTAATTATTACACTTAATCGGGTTGAATTATGTAACCTTTATCCCTGATTCTTTGCCAAAATTGTTTATCTGACCACTGTTCATGAAACCTTTCTTTATTAAAGTTTAGCCAACGTTTATGTGAATCTTTCAACGCTTTCATTGCAAATGAAGAGCTTTTCCAATCTCCAACTTTTGTATCTGTTTTTCTATCGACTTTATAAATTTTAAAAAACTGCCTAAATATTTTTAAATGCGTCGCTTCTATATCATGGAGCTTAGAGTATTTTTGTTTTGGCGACCAGTGTGGAACTGCTATCAACTTGTTATCGATCTCACCGTTATCCTCAAAAGCAAGCATGCCTAAAACACGGCAGCTAACTAAAGTGCCTCTATCAATAGGGTCATGATTAAACACAAGCACATCTAAAGGATCATTATCCAAAGCAATTGTCTGAGGTATAAAACCATAATTAATTGGATATTGTAGCGATGAAACTAGACATCTCTCTAATTTAAATACATTTAAATTCTCATCGTACTCATATTTTGTGTTGGTTCCTTTAGGAATCTCTATGATGCAGTTTACGTGATCGTAATCATCATCAGTTATAGGTATATCATTTACTAGATGCATTTTAGGTTAACAAATTTAGGGGCTATCTCTTCTATCTCTTCACATAGTCTAGCTATTTCATCTCTAGACATTTGAGGTGCGTTATTTTTTAATTTTGTCACCTCCCAACAAAATTTAGCATAGATCTCATCTTGATTGTATTTATAATCAGTTTCATTGTCGTAAATAAAAGTATCAAAAACTTCGTACCTTGTGGAGTCTATACATTTCTCCATAGGATCGAACATAGAGTTTCCTACAACAAATAAAAAAATGTCCTCTTTTTTGACTTCAATTTCGTGCTTATCAGACATCTTACTATATTAATAAAACATCTACGAATATCAAAAAAAAATTATAGAATTCTTATCCTGCTCCTAATGCTAGAGACATGGCGTTTTTTCTCTAAAACTGAACCGCCTTCACGACTACCAGCCCCATTTGTATTCCCCTCGATAGTCTTTACGTAACCCCTAGAATCAATATCTTTGACAGCTAAACCTATATGAGAGAAAGTAAAAACTACGATATCGCCAGCTTTGATATCCTCATTTGTAGGTTTGCGTAAATCTACGCCATTTGCAATTTGTTGTTTTGCCCAATTTTCAAAATCCCAAGCTCCAGCAGTTCTTGGTCTTTTGAATTTTACATCCTCATCTTCTATAGATTCTCTGACCAACCAACAAATAAATGCGGCACACCAAGGCCAACCTTTACTAGCATCAAGCCATGTAGCCGCCTTATATTGATCAACTCTTGGTCCACAGTTTGTCCCATCTACTTCGGACACGCCGATTTCTTCACGGGCTAATTGAACCATTTTTTCTGGTATATTACCTGAAACATTTAATTGTGAGTCTTTTGCAGATAACTCAGCTAAGATAGTGCTCCAAGTTACAGGCCCATCGATTCCATCAGCAGTGATTCCTAAAACACGCTGCACTGCTCTAATAGCTTCTTTTTTTCCTCTAAAATTCATTAACTACAATTTTTTTTAAATGATACACATATACCCATTACAACTAATAATACGATTGTCATTAACATCATCTCTTTAAAATCGCATATTTTAGATTCAATAATATTAAATTTTTCTTTTAATTGGCTGTCATGACCTAAACCACAAAAATCACATGACCAAAGCTGAGATGAATCTTTTAAATCTATAACTTCATTTATTTCATCCAATGCCGCGATGCCGCACCAACTAAAAATTATGCAAATAACTACTAAACAATAAACTAGATGCTTGGGTTTCATTATTTTTTAAAAAATTTAAATGGATTATTTTCAAAGTTTTGAGCTAATCTCACAACTCCTCCAATAATCTCAGGGCTTACAACGCCAATAATACCATAAGTTATAGCTTTTGTTAAAGATGATACATCTGTTTGTTCTAAAACAAACCATGCAACTCCAGAAGCTATAGCTGCGGTAACAATTCTTTTAAATTGTTGTTTTATCGACAAGCCACTATCTCCAGATAAAAGGCGAGCAAACATAGCCGCTGCACCAATTAAAGGCACTAGCCAACCCCCATTAAGGAATTCTTTTAAAAGCGACTTTTCAGGTTCCATATAACTAATAGTTACACGAAAAAAAAGTCTAACAAAAGTTTTTAAAAATTTATTTTAAAATTTATTTATTTACTATAGTAATAAATTTCTCTTTCTAGTTTTCTAAATCTAGTGTCAGAGTGCCAAATTTCAGTAGTTTGCGGAGTATAAACACCGTCAATTGTTCTTATCTTTATCCCCTTCTGTAGCCTCAGTGTAGAAGGTTGATAAATGTTTAAATTGCCTACGCTCGGTGCTGAGGTAGTTTCGCAAGAGGTCAGCCCTATTAGCGCTATGGCTATCACCCCTAATCCTAAGCTCTTCAATTTCTTCAATAAATTTACGCTCTTTTTCTTTGAACTCTTTATGTAATTCATAATAAAATTTTTTATTTTTTAGTTTTAAATATAATTCTACTGATTTTATGATTGATTTTATTGAGGAAAACAT